ACCGTGCCAGCTTGACAGCGGCTTGCTCGAAGATGGGTTCCAAGCCCTGAGCCAGCGGCACCTTGACAGTGCCGTGCTTGCGCAAGTACACCGCGAGCACAAAGGGGTACGACTGTGGGTTAAAGGGTTGGAAGCGGGTGTCAGCCAGCGCCTCGGTCACGATACCGTCCATGAGCGCGGCAAGCAAGCCCTCGGCATTGCCTGTCAGCTTTTGGCTGATGGCGTTGTGCTCGATCCATGCGTCCTCGACAGCGTTGTGCAGGCTGTCAATGTACTGGTTTCCATCATTGACATTGAAGTTTGTGTACTTGCGGTGCAACAACTCATGCAACACAAAGCCAGCGTAGCGCTGGAGGTCAGCGTGGGTCAGGATGGCATCATCCTTGACGTTAGCAAGCCTGATGTCACCGTGAGCGTTAATGCAGGCGGTTTGGATGCCAACGTGGAAGGCTACGGTCACCGTGCCAAGACCAAGGTCGGACGCGCATTTGTGACAGAACGCGATGATCGCGTTGCGGAATTCAAAGCCTTTGTATTTTGCTTTCATGATGCCCTCCTCAGAGCCAAGACTGAATGTCGGTTTTGTTGATGTAAGCCTGCTTGATTGCCTCGATGGCAGGGGCAGACTCGGAAGGTTGACGGCTGGCGATGGTCATTGCCCAAGCCTCGTCAACAGAGAGAATTTCAAGCGCCCGAATGAAGTACAGGGCTTGTCGAATGGAGGGTGCGTCCACAATGTCCGCTGTTTCCACTTTTGCACGTGCGGCACGTATTGCCTTGAGCACGTGAGTAGCGAGCGCCTGATGGCACCCAGTGTGCTTGATCACAGCATCAACCTCTTGATCAAGGCTGAGGTAAGCGCATTCGACTACGCTGGAGAAGCGCTCCATCAGGGCGCTGTTCATGGTGCGAGTGCCAGCATAACGCTGGGTCTCATCGCCATTGCCAAGCGTGTTGTCAGCGGCAAACACCAGCACCCCAGCGGCACGTCTACGTACAGCGCCACCGATGGTCACTGCGCAGTCCGGTTCGAGCAGGGCGTTCAAGGGTGCCAGTTCTCCCGCATCGCAGTTCGTTGGCTCATCGAGCAAAATCACTGTCGAGGGTGACGCGAAGGCGCGGAGAAAATCGCCTGCCTTGTAGCACGTTGCGTTGTTCTCGAAAGCGAAGGAGCCGATGTAATCCTCGGCTGTCGTGTGCTTGCGGAAGTTTATGCGTTTAAATGCACGTCCAGTCTTTGCCGCAAACTGGGAGGCGAGGGTTGATTTGCCAGTGCCCCGAGCACCGCCAAGCCAAGTGTGGCTGGAGGTGTTTTGTGCCAGCAGGCAGACCTTGAGCATGCGCTCGTCCCAAATGAAGCAGGGGTCAACGGCTGGAGCCTCGGGGGAATTCCAAATGTCAACCATGACAGGATTGCCCTGCGCGTTGCGCACGTCAATGCCGAACACGTCCAGCGCAGACTTGCGAGCTACGGTCATCACCGAAGAAATGTTGGCGATAACCTCCTGCGCACCAGCCGCAATGACTGCCTGTTTAAACGGTGCGAATGCATCGGCAACCGTCTTGGCAACCACGTCATTGACCACGCTGGGGTCAACAGCCGCAACCTTGTTGAGGGCGATGGACAGGGTCTCGATCTTATCGTCGAGCTTGGCGAGGCTGGTTGCCTGCCCCTGCAAGGCACCCGCAATTGAGGCGGTGCGGGAGAGGGACTCGATGGCGTTGTCATTCGCCTTGTTAACGACAGCCTTGATGCTGTCCAAGGTCTTGGCGTCCACGCCAGCGCTGACGGTAGGGGCTATGCCCTTGACCTCATCGAGGGTGATCGAGCCGCTGTCGATCAGGTCAGTGATGCGGTCAACCACGGTGAGGGAATTGGTAGGGACGCTCTTGGGGTCAGCGTCAATGTGCTTGAGCCAAATAGCGCGAAGCTGGTAGTGGGGGGTGCGTGAAACGCTGAGGCGAATTGCTTGTGTCATGGTGAGTCTCCGAGTTACAGGGTGAAATGTGAGCCGCAAGGGCATGAGGGCAGGCGGGGGTTGCCGTGTGGGTCAAACGCCCACTTGGCAGTAAGCCTGATGGTGTAGTCGCAGGCAGGGCAAACAGCCTTGAGCATGCGAGTAGATTGCACCTTGCGGGTAGCGAGTGAAAGCTCGCCATGTGGGTACTCACCCAGCGCTTGAATGATGCCGTGGTATGCCTCGATAAATGTCAGGGCTTGACCTGTGGACTTCCAAGGCTTGGAACTGTTGGACGTGGGCACCAGCAACATGTCAGCGGCAATGCGCTGGAAGGCGGTGCCGTGGTTGAAGGCACCCTTTGTTGTGTGGCACAACTCATGAATGAGCACGTCCAGCACACGTGTAGGCTCAGCCAGTGTGGGGCTGATGAAAATCTCATAGTGCTTGTCGCTGGAGGCGGTGTCGGCAAAGCATTCACCGATGGCACCCGAGCGCCTTGCATTGGAGGGCAGGGCACATGAGACCCTGATTGCTTGGGGCAGTTCAGCACCGTTGATGATGAAGCTAGAGCGCAGTTCAGCGACTGCAGAATTGAGCCACTCTTCACGTGTGGCATGGGTAGCATGGGACATGGATGTTCTCCGAAGTGTGGCGAAATTACCACTGCAATACCCTGACCAGCAGGGCATCACGGTGAAAATTACAGGGCGTATTCCTTGAGTGCGGGGGCAAGCTTCATGTTTAAACAAGCCTCGCAGATCAGGTCACCCCAGTTGTGATCTTTGTCATTGGTCAAGGCTTGCAACAGTTCAGTCTTTTGCTCATCACTGCGAGCAAGTGAACTGAAAAAGTAGAAGGCTTGCTGGTAGACAAAAGCGTGGCGCTGTTGAAGGTTCCAAGCCATGGCGTTGGGGTATTCGTTGAAAGCCTTTTGGGCACCCTTGAGGCTGAGTTTGAGGTCAGCTAAAACTTCTGTTTGATTGAGGCGGAATGTCATGGTGAGGGTCTCTCTGTAGCCGTGCAAAAGTGCACTGCAATGCCCCGAGGGCATCACATTGAACTCTTTCTTTCTGCACCAGTGTTAGACCGAGCACTGTGCTTGTGTAGGGTGCGCACTGTAGAGGTTTAGCAAAGATTTGCCCTCTACGTCCATCCTTTCGGGGAGGACTGCCTGTCTTTCCATCGACAGGGTCAAAGCGGTAGGTCTGGAGTGAATTGTGCACCATTGATAACAACGTGTAAACACTATCAATATTAACCTGACTAAAGTGTGGGGTTATTAATTGGTGAGGGTTCTAGGTGCAACGGTCATGCCGTGCTGGGGAGCGCTGGGGGAAGCACTGCAAGTGCAATCTAATATAGAGATGCAATGCGCTGAGGGGCTTATGCAAGTGTTATGCCAAGGGGTGTTTTGGCTGTAAGTTTGGTGTAAGGTTGGAAGCGATTAGAGGCTCTTGGTGCGTTTAAATGGGGTCAAAGCCACTACCGTACCAAAAGATTTTTTAAAGCGCTCAAAAGGGCTGTAATCGATTCTCGGAAACAAAAGTACTACGTTTCAAAATGGTTCAGTTTCATAACGATTGGTCGTGGGCTGGGGATAAGTCATGTATAACTTTTAGTTGTGCACAGGGCTGTGGATAACTTAGAATGCGAACAGTTGGGGGCTGGGACGTGAGGTCTTGGCTATGTTGGTCAGTGCTTACTACAGAAGGGGAAGCGGTCATGGGAAAGTCGATGGGTGATGAGTACAGGGAGTTGGTGCAAGGTGCTGGGGCTGGCGCTGGTCATGGGAGCCCCGCTGGGGACGGTGAGGCACAAGGCGAAGCCGAACGGTTAGCCGCTCTCGCAGAAGCTCCAAGACGTAGAAGAGATGGTGAACCTGTAGGGAGTAAGACACCAAGGGCAAAGCCACTCACGCAAGCTCAGGAGAGGTTCTGTGCACTGGTTATCAGAGGCAACACACTGAGAGCAAGCTACAGGCAAGCGTTCAACAATCAAACAGCAAGTGACAGCACGGTGAGTGCAAATGCCAACAAGCTGATGCGTGATGAGAGGATCGCCAAGCGTGTAAACGATGGCTGGGCTGAGACAGTCGAACACCTGATAGAGGACGTCCAAGCGTCCAAGAGGTACGTGCTGAAGGGACTGTTGGCACTGAGTAAGGAAGCCAACCAAGAGGGCACCAAGCTAAAAGCACTGGAGATGATGGGCAAGGCAGTGGGAATGTTTGTACATCAAGAGACAGTGGCGAAGGTAGAGGTGAGCACCGAGCAGTTGCGTAAGGAGCTAGCCTCGCACCTCAAGATGCTGGAGCGCGTCAAGCCAACAACGGTCATCGCAGACGCTGAGCCCGTGCGCGTTGTCGAGCGTGTAAACGCGGTCGTGTAAACGCGGTGTCGTGTGCGTGGCGTGCCGGCGACCCCACCCGCCCCCGACGCCCACTTGTACGATGCAACACCCGCCCGCGTATTACGCTCTAATTCACTCACCCCATTACATTTCCAGAAACACCCCCCTTCACTTTCCTTTTCCAAACCACCCCCCCCTACATAAAAATTTGTTTAAACACTTGCGAACGTTCGTATTATCGTTTAAACTCACATTGTTGGTGGGTGCCGCCATCAATCGTCTTGGACACGCAGACGTTAAAGCGAAGTGGGCCTTGGTGGAAACCCGGGGACTATTAATTTATGACTGAAAAGAGAAAGTTAGTGTTGGACTTCATTAGGGCTTACGTACGGCTGTACGGAGTCCCGCCTTCTTACGAGGTTATTGCCAAGGGGATTGGTTTGAGGTCTAAGTCAAACATCCACAGGATTGTTCACAGGTTGAAAGAGGATGGCCAGTTGAAAACGCAGCCGTACAAGTTCCGGGCCATTGAGTTGGTTGATGGTTCTATTTCGTTTAAACGCCTATGACACAGCTTGTTGACGGTGTGGAGTTGTTGACGGCCAGAGAGGTTCAGGACCTCATTGAGTTGGCGGAGACCGGGGATGCATCCACCCGCAGTAAAGTGTTTGAGGTATTGAAGAGGGATAGGTATGCACGGTGTCAGGTTGACTTCCTGTACTTTGTCCAGCAAATGTGGCCAATCTTTATATCAGGTAAACACCATGCAATCATGGCTGACGCCTTTGAGCGTGTAGCACGTGGAGAGTTAAAGAGGCTAATCATCAACATGCCGCCCCGGCACACTAAGTCAGAGTTTGCTTCTTTTTTATTGCCCAGTTGGTTTCTTGGACGGTTCCCGCACAAGAAGATTATTCAAACTGCCCACACCGCAGAGCTTGCTGTGGGCTTTGGACGGAAGGTAAGGAACCTTGTCACCTCAGAAAATTATCAAAACGTTTTTGAAACAAAGTTATCAAGTGATTCAAAGGCCGCAGGTCGCTGGAACACTCACATGGGTGGCGACTACTTTGCTATCGGTGTTGGCGGCGCTGTTACAGGTAAAGGTGCTGACCTTTTAATCATCGACGACCCGCATTCTGAGCAGGAAGCCAAGCAAGGCAACGCCGGCGTGTTTGATAATGTGTATGAGTGGTTCACTTCCGGACCCCGCCAGCGTCTACAGCCGGGCGGAGCCATCATTATTGTGATGACACGGTGGTCAAAACGGGATTTAACCGGTCAAATTATAAAAAATTCGGCTAAAGACGGTGTAGATCAGTGGGAAACCATTGATTTCCCGGCAATTTTGCCCTCCGGCACCCCCTTGTGGCCCGGGTTTTGGTCTTTACCGGCCCTTGAAGCCCTGAAATCCGAACTCCCAGTCTCAAAGTGGGAGGCTCAGTACCAACAAAACCCCACCTCCGAGGAGGGTGCGATCATCAAGCGGGACCAGTGGATGATTTGGGAGGAGAAACGCGCCCCGCCGTGCTCCTACATCATCCAATCTTGGGATACTGCGTTTGAAAAGAACAACCGCGCTGACTACTCGGCCTGTACAACGTGGGGCATCTTCGACCACCCCGATAAACACGGCAACCTGAGACCCAACATTATTTTGTTGGATGCGTTTAAAGAGCGCATGGAGTTCCCTGAACTCAAAGGCAAGGCTTTGGAAATGTACAAGGAGTGGGAGCCAGACACATTGATTGTTGAGAAGCGTGCAGCCGGCGCTCCACTAATTTATGAGATGCGCAAAATGGGAATACCGATGTCAGAGTTTACGCCGGGCAAAGGAAACGATAAGATCAGCCGTGTAAACGCAATCTCAGACCTGTTTGCCTCTGGCATGGTGTGGTGTCCTGAAACCCGTTGGGCTGAAGAAGTGATGGATGAATTAGCTTCCTTCCCTAACGGCGACCATGATGACCTAGTTGACTCAAGCAGTCAGGCTTTGATGCGGTTTCGACAAGGCGGCTTTATCACCATCGACAGCGATGAACCCGATGAGCCTCTCTACCATCGCAGAAAAGTACCGTATTACTAAGGAACATTATGAGCATCGACAAAGCAGTTAATCAAGCACCCATGGGTTTAAACGATCTAATGGAGGGGGACGGTTCTGTAGAAATTGAGATTATCAGTGAGTCCGGCATGCCGTTGGACAGCGAAGGCATTGAGGTTGAAATTGAGGAGTCCAGTGAGGATGAGTTTGGCGACAACCTTGCCGAATACATGGAGGAAGGTGAGCTGCAAAAGATTGCCAGCGAGCTTCTTGAGTTAGTGGACGCTGACGTCAACAGCCGCAAGGACTGGACTGAAATGTATGTCAAAGGTCTTGAAGTACTGGGGATGAAGTATGAAGAGAGAACGGAACCTTGGGACGGAGCTTGTGGCGTATTCTCAACTGTACTCACAGAAGCCGCAGTACGTTTCCAAAGCGAAACTATCATTGAGACTTTCCCGGCTCAAGGCCCTGTCAAAACACAAATCATTGGTGCCATTGATAAACTTAAAGAGGAAGCTGCAGAGCGCGTCCGGGAGGACATGAATTACAAACTCACGGAAGGTATGCCTGAGTACCGCCCTGAGCATGAGCGTATGTTGTACTCCTTGGGACTGGCCGGCGCAGCATTTAAGAAGGTTTATTACGACCCCGGCATGGGACGTCAAGCAGCCATTTTCATCCCCGCAGAGGACGTGATTATTCCTTACGGGGCGTCAAGCGCTATGACCTCCGAGCGTGTTACGCACATCATGCGTAAAACTGAAAACGATGTCAGGAAGCTGCAGGTTTCTGAATTCTATTTGGATGTTGAACTTGGTGAGCCGCTCTCCTTTTATACCGACGTAGAAAAGAAAAAAGCCGAAGACCAAGGCTATACCGTCAGTGAAGACGGTCGCTATCAAATCCTAGAAATCCACGTGGACTACGACCTCCCCGGTTACGAGGACGAGGACGGCATCGCACTGCCTTACGTCATCACCATTGAGCGCGGTACAAGTAAGATTTTGGCAATCCGCCGTAACTGGGATGAGGCCGACAGCAAGCGTTTAAAGCGCCAGCACTTTGTCCAGTACACCTACGTCCCCGGCTTCGGAGCTTATGGCTTAGGTCTCATTCACCTGATTGGTGGATACGCCCGCGCAGGTACATCGTTGATTAGGCAACTGGTTGACGCAGGTACCTTAAGTAATCTGCCCGGAGGTTTGAAAGCCCGTGGCATGCGTATCAAAGGGGACGATACACCTATCCAGCCCGGTGAGTTCCGTGACGTTGACGTGCCAATGGGCACACTGACCGGCAACATCATGATGCTTCCGTACAAGGAGCCATCACAGGTTCTGTCAGGCTTGCTCGACAAGATTACCGATGAGGGTAGACGTCTAGGCTCTATTGCTGACATGAACATCAGCGACATGAGTGCTAACGCCCCCGTGGGCACAACCTTAGCGTTGCTTGAGCGCCAGCTTAAGACAATGTCTGCGGTGCAGGCCCGTGTCCACTACTCGATGAAACAGGAGTTTAAACTGCTCAAAGACATCATTAGGGACTACACCCCCGGTGAGTATGAGTATGACCCCTCATCAGGTCAGCCGCAAGCCAAGCAGGCTGACTACGACATGGTCGATGTCATCCCAGTGAGCGACCCTAACTCTGCAACGATGGCCCAGCGCATCATGCAGTATCAAGCTGTCATTCAGTTGGCCCAAGGTGCCCCACAAATCTACGACCTCCCACAGTTGCACCGTCAAATGATTGAGGTCTTGGGTATTAAGAACGCCGACAAGCTGGTGCCGGTAGAGGACGACCAAACACCACGCGATCCAATCTCAGAAAACATGGCCTTCCTTACGGGAAAACCCACGAAGGCATTCATTTTCCAAGACCACGACGCACACATTGCCGTACATACATCCATGATGCAGGACCCCATGGTCATGGGTCAAATGGGCCAAAACCCCATGGCTCAGCAAATGCAGGCATCCATCATGGCTCACGTTGCCGAGCACATCGCGTTCCAGTACCGCTCTAAGATTGAACAGCAGTTGGGTGCCACGTTGCCTCAGCCAAACGCACAGCTCGACCCTCAAGTCGAAGTGCAGTTGTCCAAACTTGTGGCTCAGGCTGCGGCTCAGTTGTTGCAAATCAACAAAGGTCAGGCAGCCCAACAGCAAGCGCAACAAACGCAGCAGGACCCTCTGGTTCAAATGCAACAGCAAGAGTTGCAAATCAAGGCGCAGGAAGCTCAAACCAAAGCGCAGAAAGTCCAAGGGGACTTGGCTATCAAACAGGCAGAGCTTCAGCTCAAAATGCAACAGGCCGCAGGTCAGCAAGGGGAAGACCCAGTGCTTGCGGCCCAGCGCATTCAGCAAGAGATTGCTCAGGCAGAGCAACTCCACCAGTCAGAGCTTGCCCGCAAGGACCAGCAGCACGCTCAAAACCTAACACACAGCCAGCAAACACAAGACCTGCTGGCCAAGCAAAAGATGTTGCAAATGATGCTTAGTGCATCGCAGCAAAAGCCTAAGAAGGAAGATTAATGAGACATCAAGTCCTTGAACTTTTGAACGACAAGCTTGAAGAACATCTCAAGCTGTTGCAACAAGCCGTTGGTGATGGAAGTGCAAAATCCTTCGATCACTATAAGGAGCTGTGCGGAAATATCCGAGGTCTACAGACCGCACAGTTAGAAATTGCAGACCTCGTGCGTAAACTTAAGGACTCAGACGATGACTGAATTTGATGTTAGTGCGGTTAATCTCAGCGGTGTGCTTAATACCACTGCTGAAGAGAAAGCCAAACAACTTCCAGACCCGGCCACGTACCACTTGTTGTGTATGTTGCCAAAGGCGGAAGAAGAGTTTAGCGAAACCGGCATTTTGAAGTCGGCTACCGCTATGCATTATGAGGAGTTACTCTCCCCAGTACTATTCGTGGCCAAAATAGGCTCCGATGCGTTTAAAGACGAAAAGCGCTTCCCTTCAGGCCCAGCCTGTCAGGTCGGAGACTTTGTGTTAGTACGTCCTAACACGGGAACCCGCATGAAGATTCATGGTACTGAGTGGAGACTCATTGCCGATGACTCCGTGCAGGCTGTTGTGCAAGACCCTCGCGGTATCCAACGCCCTAACTAAGGAGGTTCTATGGCTGATTTTGAAAAAGTTGAGTTTGAATTTCCTGATGAAAAGGAAGAAAAGAACCCCCGACAGGGCGGCAGAGTGGTTGATGCTGAGCCTGCAATTGAGGTCGAAAAGCCTGAAATTGAGGTGGTTAGCGATGTCCCGGAGGATGATAGGGACCGTGAACCCCTTGGTTTTGACCCCGCAGACCCCACCGATGAGGAGCTGGAAAGCTACACCGAGAGCGCCCGCAACCGTATAAAGCTGTTTACCAAAGGTTTTCACGACCAACGCAGAGCAAAAGAGTCTGCAGAGCGTGAGAAGGACGAAGCTTTACGCATTGCACACGCAATTGCTGACGAAAACAAGCGTTTAAAGGGCTCACTCAGCCAAGGGCAGAATGCCTTGCTGGAGCAGGCTAAACGCACTGTTGAGCAGGAGCTTAAAGATGCGAAAGCGATGTTTAAAGAGGCTTACGAAGCCGGCGACTCGGACAAGTTGTTGGAGGCGCAGGAAGCGCTCACTAACGCTAAAATCCGCGCCGATAAAGTAAATAATTTTAAGCCAGCCCCTTTACAAGAGCCAGAAACTCCTGTACAAATCACACCGCAACCTCAACAAGTTGCTCCTGTTGACGAAAAACTGCTTGCATGGCAAGACCAAAATCAGTGGTTTGGAAGCAACAAGCGCATGACCTCATACGCCCTCGGGCTGCATGAGGAGCTTGTAGAGAGCGGTATACGAGTTGGCAGCAACGAATACTACAAACGTATCGATGCTGACATACGCGAAAGATTCCCTGACCAAGTTGGAGCCCGGGAGTCCGTTGATGCAAAACCTCAACGTACCAAATCCAATGTTGTTTCACCCGCAACTAGAAGTACTGCACCTAGAAAAATCGTACTGACAGAAACGCAAGTGAATATCGCCAAGCGGTTGGGAGTTCCGTTGGAACTGTACGCCCGCAAGGTGGCTGAAGAAATGAGGAAATGAAAATGGAAAAATCATCACGTCCTAGCCGTGCCCTTGAGACCCGCGAAGCTGTAGAGCGCCCAAAACAATGGATGCCTCCACAATTGTTGCCCGACCCTACTCCCGAGGAAGGTTATGCATTCCGTTGGATTCGAATTGCGACACAAGGTAAAGATGACCCCACTAACATTTCCGGCAAGCTTCGCGAGGGCTGGGAACCTGTTAAGGCTTCCGACCACCCTGAGATTCGTTTGTTTGGACAGCCCGCAGGGAACTTTCCAGACAGCATTCAAGTGGGCGGTTTGATGCTTTGCAAAACACCTGTGGAGTTTACTGTGCAGCGTGACGAGTATTACCAAAATCAGGCTAATGCTCAAATGCAATCAGTGGACAACACTTACATGCGTGAAAATAATCCAAAGATGCCTCTCTTCCAAGAGAAAAGCACCCGGGTTAGTTTCGGTAAAGGTATTTAACTTTTTTAGGAGTCTTAAATGGCTTATCCCACTGTCTCGGCCCCATACGGCCTAAAGCCAGTGAATTTGATTGGTGGTCAAGTGTTTGCGGGTTCTACCCGTAGCCTTGCAATCCCTTACGGGTACGGCACCAACATTTTCTATGGCGATTTCGTGCAACTTAATCGTGGTTTTATTAACCGCCTGTCAGTGACTGCTGGTTCTAGCACAATTTTTCCAGTTGGCATTTTTCTAGGTTGTTCATTTACCAACCCTGTAACTAAGCAAAAGACTTTTAGCCAATTTTGGCCTTCAAGCACTTTAGCTGGTGACGCTGTGGCCATCGTTTGCGATGACCCTGATACCATTTTCCAAGCAGCTATCTGCTCA